CCATAAGTGTTATATGAAGTTTGAACCCATTTGTCTTTATCAGGCAGCTTATCAATAAACTCCTGTTCTGCGACAATTACGTTGGTGACTTTGCCGTCTTCAACTTTTGCGAAATGTGACATAGGATTAAACAGCGTACCTAAGAATGACTACACCTGAACCACCATTAGCGGCGGATCGGTTAACACTTGGGCCTCTAGCCCCTTCTCCTGTATTGGCAGGACCAGCAACCGCATTGTTTGCCCAATAACTACCATTACCTCCGAGACCACCTGCACAATATTCAACAGTCGTCGAGCCGTCAACAATATCTGAATCTAGTCCTGGGCCACCTGGCCTACCTGTATTTGCCCAAGCGGCATCAGTACCTTTTCCACCGTATCCACCTCCACCAGCACAACCGTTGTCACCTTGGTTTAAAGCTCCAACCCAACCTCCGACATAACCTTGACCTGCAACCAATATTCCACCAGCTCCACCATTAATAGGGTTTCCACCACCACCAGATCCGCCATCACTTCCTGATGCTCCACTACCCCAGCCGCCACGACCACCGCCTTTAAATACTCCGCTATTCCACTGTGTTGCTCCGCAGTCTCCCTGTAATCCATTAGGAACTGTTGTGTCACCACCATTGGCAGCCGCTCCACCTGCTCCAATAGTTATTGCATAAGTACCAGCAGTAATAGAAGAAATGGTTACTTCACCTGAGCAGCCGCCACCGCCGCCGCCTCCTCCTCCACCACCATTACCACCTTGACCAGAAGAACCGCCTCCAGCACAAACAATCATGGTTACGTTGGAAAGAGTAAGACCACTTGGGACTACTAGATCATCAGAGGTATTAAATTTATGAACTTTATAATTAGTGCCACCACTTGTATATGTAGTAACAGTTCCTCCTGTTGCTATTCCTACAACAGTTTTACTTACACTATTCTGAGAAGGAGTACCTGAAATATCAGTGTTTTTAATACTGATGACAATTGTGTCACCGACTGATTTTCCATATACAGCAGCAGGAGTTGCAACTGTAACGGTTCCACTAGATACTGATTGTCCTGTAACTGTTGCAAGAACTGTGCTTCCTTCTTTATAAACAACATCAATTGTTGAAGTGTTACTAGAAACAGTAAGAGTTAAGTTCCCTGTTTGACCTGATTCAATATTGCCACTGACTCCATCAAGACTTGGTGTTAGATGAGTAAAGACCCAATCTTGACCGTTGTAATATTCAAAGCTTTTAGTATCTGTATTGAGCCTACATGCACCTGCACTAGGACTGCCTGGACGTTCTGCCGTAGTACCTGTTGCTAATTGGCCTGCATCAGTTGCATGGTCAGTCCAACTTAATACTCCTGATCCGGAAGTTTTTAAAACTTGATTAGCGGAACCATCTGCTGAAGGAAGTTCCCATATTACTTGTGTTCCAGCAGGCAAGGATGAACCTGCACTTTTGAAACCTACATAATCATTATCACTATTACCACCAAATCTTAGGCTGCATGGTCCACCAGCAACAGAACTTAGATAGACACCATTACCATCTAAATGTCCTGCATATGTTCCCGCAGCAGTACTACCTGCACCTATCCAACTGAGTGTCCCATTATATGTATTGCCTCCGACCTTATCTAAGGTGATTGATTGTATGTTGAGATGACCAGTATTGGCATTCAACTTAAAATCTATATTGGTCTTAGGAGCTTGATCACCTGTTGCCCCTGTAGTAAATACAGGGAAACATTCAGTATCTGTACTTTCATCAGATACTGGAATAGTAGTTTGATCTACTGTTTCCCAGCTAGGGGCAGCCCCGTTATTACTTCTTAAAAACTTGCCATCACTGTTTGCATCTCCGTGAGCAAGACCATCCTTGTTAACATTAGTCTGTCCCATTAGTCAGCCTCCTCTGGAGTGTTGGTCTTAGCCCATTCTAAATATTCTTGGTAATCGGTGTTAGCAGCATCCTTTGGAATATATGCTCCTGTTGTTTTATTCAAAATTGTATTAGCCTCTTTATTTGTTAAGGCATCTTTTAATAATTTATAAGACATAGTTAAAGCTCCGCACTAACTGAAAATTCAGAGACACTTCCAGCTTGAGCTGATGTACCACCAGATTGTGCCCATTGCATCCAATACTGACTTGTCCAGTTAGCACTAATTGTTCCTCCATTATCTTCGCTAACTGTATCAAATGTACAAGATGGTGCAGCTCTCATCTCTACAGGATGCTGAACAGTCATACGTTTAATGTTGTCGTACTGTCTAATTGTATAAAGATGCATATAATTACCAGAACCTTTTACTTTATAAAAGTATCTCTGACACTTAGCTAATTCATCACCGTATGATCTATGTTCAAAGTCAGTAGCACCGTAGTCTGAAACTTCCATCTGAACGCCTGTTATTTGCCAAGTTGCATTAGCATTTGTAGAGACTTTTTGATTTCCAGCAATACGATGTCCATACATCCAAGTACCTGTAGCAGCCCAGTCATTAGCTGCTGAAGCTTCTCCATCACTACCACTACCAAGGTCAAAGTATAAAACACAATATCTACTATTAGTTTTATAGTATGTTCCTCCAGAAGTAGGTCCAGCAATAGTGACTGTTTTCTTTTCCCAATTATTTGGAGAACTTATAGTGTACTGAAAGACATACATTTTATCGTAATTTCCAGCAACTAAAGATGCTCCAAAAGTTCCTGTTAAGCTACTTTTAACCCAAAAAGATATCGTAACTGTTTTAGCATTTGCAGTTCCAAATTCTAAATGATTACCGTTATATCCTTCTATTCTTTGTTGTACTACACAGAAACTATCTGCACCTCCATCATCAGCTACACTAGTTGTAATTTTTTGTGAATAATTGAATCCTGCTGGACCATCTTCTACTTGTTGAACTGCAAAAGTACCACCACCGTTAGCATTAGAAACTTGCCATCTATCTAAAACATAAGAGTGGTTAGAAGTATTCGCAGACTCAACATTTGCTGAAGTTGCATCATTTCTTTGTGATACGTTCATCGCCCCATTAAACAGTAAATTTCTATGGGGAAAATTAATGATATTTGCAGTACAGGTCTTATCAGCAGCCGTAAGGGATATAGCATCACCTGTGCCGTTAGTTGACCTGATTGCGTTTACATCTAGCTGACTCATTAGGTGTCTCCTATTCTAATAAACATTGCATTAGACATATGAGTTGCTGTACTTCCTTTTAATTTACTGTTTGAAGAAACACTTCCTAAAAGAAATTTGATTTTTTGATTACTTACATCGGTAATATCTAGCATTGCTTGATCAGTCGAATGACCATGATTTCCACTTCCACCTTCATCTATATTGGTGAATTGTGTCCAGTTACTACCGTTATCATTTGTAGTACATAAATTAAAACCAACACCTGAATCACTACCTCCAACAAATATTCCACCAGCCCACATCACTAACCAATAACCTGTTGATGGGAAAGTAAATATACCACTTGAATGCGACATACCTGTTCCTAAATATGGGTTTGAGCCGAATGCTGTATTGTTTTGTCTAGCCCAACTTGTAACGGGATCTGTTGAGGAAGTAACATCTCCTGTTATTGCCCACTGATCAAATTCAGATATACCTCCCGCAGGTATAGTGTACCAACTTAAATTTCCATTTCCGTCGGTTTTCAAAACTTGGCCTGCGGAGCCATCGGAATCAGGGAGTTTTAGAACTGTGTTGGCAGCAGTATTAGCTGGTCCTTGTAGTTCTGTTGAGCCACCCCCGTTCGCTGCTGTAATCTTTACTGCTCCCATTATTCTGCACCTCCTAAAGCTGTCTTGATACCAGCTATATCGGTTGCATTATCTATGTTGGTTTGCATGGTTTCATACTTTGTTCTTATCTTAACTCGTTCTGTCTCTGCTGCCGTTGCATCTTGACCAGGGATATTTAGAGAAATGATTTCATCATAAGGTTTAAATTCAGATTTCCTTTTAGCTCTTCTTGCTTCATGGGCTAATGTTTTAGCTTTTGGTACATCTTCTGTAACTACACCAGAACCTTTAACCCAAGCATTTCTAAATGTACGATCTGTAGGTATCTTGTCATCCTCTACAATCTCGTAAGGTACTCCAGAAGGAACGTCTTTTATCGCATCATTTACATCTCCTGCTGGAGTAATGATTTGCGCTCTTCCTTCTGAGTCTGAATAAATGATTTTAGTCATCGGAAAACTGCTACCCCAATAGTTTCTGGGTCTTTCTTTTGAGGTGGTTGTTGATCAAATCTTAACCTTTGCGTACAAAATTGAACATACCCTACATTAAATCCTGCTTTCTCTGCGGAAAGACTCATATAGGAATCAGAGTTAGTTCCTTCATAGTTTGCAGCAGTACCAACAAAAGCAAAATCATCATCAGCGAAGTCAGTCGCAAAATTTACAGTGTATTCACCCATACCTCTGTCAGTTAACGAACTAACATTAAAACTATCTCTAATCGCAATTGTTCCAGTACCATCGAAATTACACCAAGCCTTACACTGACCACCTGCCTCTGCCCATGTGTTGTCCCCTCTTAAATAAGTAGAGGAACTTGCTGTACCTGTAGCAGATAATTCAGCGATACCAACAGTATCATCTGCCATTGTACCGTTATCAACGGTATTATCAGGTAAACCACCTACGGCTAAATTTGTGATGGTTCCGTTAGAGCCTAGATTAATACTTCCCATAATTAAATACTAACTGATAATCCAGCGTCCGTTAACAGTAACGGTTCCATTGTTGGTAATTGGTCCCACCGAGTGAACACCTTTCCCTGCCGGTATCGTATACGAACCCGCTGAAATTGTCTGATCATTCTGGTAGCCACAACCATCAAGAGTAGTAGCGGCTATTCCTGTTAGAGCTGAACCATCACCTGTAAGAGCCGTTGCGGCTAGTGTTCCTGTTACTGTTACTCCAGTTGCAGTTGTTTCAAACTTCTTAGAATTATTATGATTTAACTCTACAGCTCCATCTCCAATGAACTTAGCCATTGTTTCGATGGAAAGCCCATTATTTTGAATATGTATTTCACCTGGTGAAGAACCTGATCTTAGTACACCTTTATTACCATCGGAGAATATAAGCATTTCTCCATATGATCCATCTCCGAGTTTTATACTTACATCATCGTCAAACTGAACAGGATTAGCACCACCTACCCCTGCTGGTACGGATTGCCATGAACAAGTACCATCACCATCTTCACGTAGATATTTAGATCCTCCAGTTTCTCCAGTTGATTTAACATCTGTTCCTTCTGATGCTGCATCAACCCAAGTTAATCCTTCTGTTGTCGCACTCTTAGATAGAACCTGACCATTAGTCCCTGCATTACTTACATCTAATTTTGACCCGTCTACTGTTCCAGCACTTGGAGTTCCAATACTTACAGATGAACCAATAGTGATAATAAAATAAGGTGAATTAGCTGGAGGTGGAGTAGAAAATACAATGTTTGCACCATCTAAAGCAAAGCCTTCGCTAGGTTGACCCGTACCCGAATTTGGTTTTTGGATCACACCGTTAAGGCTGACAATCATCTGCTGTGCAAAAGCACCTGCATTGCTTAGTGTGAATTTATAAGCAGTACCGTCAAACGTTGCGCTATTACCACCAGTGCCGCTATAGCTAGATATTGTATTTATAAAGAAGCTACCAACAGTTTGAGTCTCTTCCCAAGCGGAACCGCTATATACAAGAAGTTTCTCGCTCACTTGGTTATAAAATAAATCACCAGAATCTAAATCTGTTGATGGATTATTTCCTGTGTTGTCTGTCCTATACCTTGCTGCAAAAGAGTTAATACCAGTAAGATTATTAGCGCAAGTATTTACATTTGCAATACTGCCGCCAACGTTATTGACGTTTGTAATTGAGCCAGCAACCGTAGTGACATTTGCATTGTTACCTGCGACCGCAGTGACATCACTTGAAATACCTGCGACTGTATTGACATTAGAGATGTTGTTACCAACGTTATCTACGTTCGTAATGGCGTTTGCAACTGTGTCTATTTCAGAAGTTGTTTCTTGTAAATCTGCTGCTGCTGTTTCTATTTCAGAAACTGTTTCATTTAAGTCATTAGCTACGGTGACTACTTTCGCTATATCTGCTGCAACCGTATTAACGTCACTGATATTAGTCGCTACGGTGTTGACGTTTGCTATAGATCCACCAACATTATTGACGTTCGTTATTGATCCTGCGACTATATTAGTATTTGTTAAATCAGACCCTGTGATATTGCAATCTAACCAAGCAGTATTACCAAGGTCATAGACCCTCATTATATTACTTGTTCCATTAAAATATAAGGCTCCGTCTATTAATGCATTACCGTCATTATCAAGAGTAGGATTAGAAGATTTAACACCTAAGTACCTGTCATCAAAAGAATCTAGTGCAGTTTCTGCTGCTGTTTTTGCGGTTTCCGCAGCCGTTTGAGCTGTCTCGGCTGCTGTTTTTGCAGTTTGTGCGTCATTTTTATGTGTGTTTGCATTTGTTTCTGATGTCGCTGCATTTGTTTCAGATGTTGCTGCGGCTGATGCACTGTTAGCTGCATTAGTTTCACTAGTAGCTGCCGCTGCCGCTGATGACGCTGCATTATTTGCAGAAGTTGTAGCTGAAGCTGCGTCAACAATAAGATCCCAATTAGCTGAATGTGTATTAGTTGTTAAAGGCTGTGCGCCGGAAGACGTATGCGCTGTATTACAAAAGAAAATATTATTTGTTGACGTATCTTTTACAAGATCTCTTACAGTATAAGAAGTGCTTGCAGCCCAGTTGCCACGGTAAGTCCCTAGTTCTTTTAATACTTCAAATTCACCTAAATTATCAAAACCTAAAACTCTATTTTTACGAGCAGCAGCATTTTCATTAATTTCTAAACTACCAATAGTGTTCGTTAACGAGAATTTAATTGACCTATTTATTTCATCTTGTTGTTGTTGATGCAATATGACTGCTTTGTCTAAGGCATCGTTTATAACTTCTGGATAAAATCCACCTTGGTTTGTAAGATCTGTACCTTGTAATGGCTCTACAGCAGACGTAATAACGATACTGAAACCACTAGGTAGATTCTGATCACTACCTCCTGATCTTAAAGTTATACTTCCGCCAGGATTGCTGTCCTGGTCTGCACTAAGAGTAACTATATAATCATTGCTTGCACCAAGAGTGAGTGTAGTTTCAATACTTGTAGCAGCCTCTAATTTCTTTACAACGACATCTGCATCCGTAAAAACTTTAAATGCAAAAGGATATGTAGCAGTATTCCCATTACCGACAAGTGCGCTCGTCTTCCGTGTGGTCGAATTTATAGTCATTAACTAAATTTTTTCACCATCTTAACAAGGGTACAACTGAACTTCCACATTACGGTCACACCTTTATTTCCTCCTTCCTTCGCCTGCTTGACCCGTTACTAGACCTCGAATTAAATCAACAGGTCCATGTGGAACCCATCTGCCATCCTTAAGGTCGTGCAACAAACCAATAGATTTTGCAAATGGATATAAGGGTAAGTTGCCTATTAGACCCATGAGAGTTATAACGCTTCTTACTTCATTGCCTTTTACTTCTTTCCCAGTAGCTAAATTTACAAGCATTCTTGTTGTACCTTGCATCGTAGAATTTATTAATGATATTGATGGACTGATAGTTATACGATCATTATATGGTTTGTCATCAAGCATATTAAGAGGAACCATTAAGAACGAACTACCAGTTGGTATGAATGCGCTGCCATATCTAAAGAGTGACATATATCCAAATTCAAAGAATTCATCAATATAGCCGTCCTCGTCTTCATCAGCTAAACCACCAGTTGCAAGCTCCTGTATACCTTCAGAAACAAGAGCAGGTAATACAAATCCAAACAAGAATGCAAAGAGTATTTGACCACTAAATTGTTTAGAATTCCATCCTAATTCTTTGATCAATGCTTTATATTGCGTTGCGTTCAGATTTGCTTGTGCGTTGAAATAGCTTGTGAATTGGAATACCGCCTTATAGAACGGATGATTGATCTGATAGGCCGCTACGTCTTCTGGTAATAAACTATCTTGCGTCATACGAACAGCACCATCTGCCTGCTGAATTGCTTCTGCATGTATCTGTGCTTCTGTCATTGTCTTCGGTGCATTTGTTAACACCTGATTGTATTTAGCTATCCAAACAACACTGTCTACATAATTCTGGAAAGCTTGTTGAACAAAATATGCATTCTTCGCTACCCACTTCTGGAATTTCTCGTATTTCTGAGGATTAAGTATTAGATCATTCATTGTATCTTGTACGTCAAACATCTGGTTAATTTGACGATCACGCATGAACGGTGACATCTCAGCTACTTCTTTGGCTACTTTATGAGGTTCTCTGGTATATCTTCTAAACGCATCGTTTAAATATTTATGCTCTATTTTCAACCTTGCAGGTAATTTACCTGTGAGTTGTTGCATACCATTCTTAAGACTAAAGAACATATAATTCAAGCTTGTGCTCTTTGTCATGCGAGTAGTAGCTTTATCAAGGAGTGTGTTATTACCAAGCGTTGTTTTCTGGGAAGCAGCATTTCTTAACCAAGGCATGAACATATTTTTCATTGCGTGATCATCAACACGATTTAATGCATCTGCAAACTTTTTATCTCTAAATAATCTAAGTAAATCTGTTATAGCAGGCTGTATATAAGCAAAGCGTAAAGCATTGTCTAAATGTGCTGCTTGTAAACCTAAATTTAAACTCAATGGCCTCATTGCTTGTGTTCTTGGTTTTGTAAATCCTCTTTCTACAGCAGGTGCTGCGTATTTCATTTCATCTTTGATGAGCTTAATCTCTTCATCTAAAGATAATTTTCTTTTGCTCATTTCTGGATCTGCTACAGCAGGTACATAACCACCTCTGAATGTTCCGAATTTAGTAACTAAAGGAGTAACTTCTATTGTTTTAAAATAATATCCAAAGACATCTTTGTGTGCTCTCTGTGTTAGTGGGAGCAACTCTTCGTTTAGATCCCATACGTCTTGTAAAAATTGAAGATCTTTCTCTGTGATATGTCCTTCCTCAATCATACGATCTACAAATCTATCCCATTTAGAACTATCTAATGTTCCGTCTTCTCTAATTTCTCCCCATTCTCTCCCGACAAGTAGTTTTGTTAAATTACCTTTGTTTCCTGTATGAAGCATCGCACCTAATAATTCAGCTTTACCCATACCTCTTTCACGACCAAATACATAATGGATACCTTTTTTATTAACTAATTCTGGAGCACTAATTTTTATTTGACTCCAATCTACTCGTTCTAATAAATCAACATAACGGCCTGTCCACTTAGGTCTTTCAGAACGCCACTTATTAATAGGATCTTTTAAAGTCCGCCAAATATATCTTGTAAACGGACCAGCAGCCTCACCTTCTTTCTTTACGAGAACGCCACCTCCTAAAAGTCCACCACCTCGTATTTCTCTTGCATATGATTTATCACCTGCATGTATTCCAACTTCACCGTCTTTACTGTCGCACCAATGTTCAACACGCCTTAACATTGCCTTCAAGCCTTCAAGTCCTGATATCATTCTTTCCCACCACTTTGTCTGCCCTGCTTCCCCATATGCAATAGACGCTCGTGCGTCCATATTGTTCAAAGCTGTAACTAGTTCACCTGAGACTTCCTCTCTTTCTCTTAATTCGCCCTCTACTTTGAACTGCATATCTCGCCTCGCTTGATACAACAAGGACTCGATTACTTCATCTAATGTATTGAAATCTTGTAAGGTTAGGTCTTTAAGTTCACGTCCTGGCAACCGTTGCGTATCTGAGATAATGTCTCTTACTTCTTCCCAAATGTGTTCATCATATTTCTTTAAGTTATCAACAAAAGAAGTGCCTTCTTCTAACTGAGGTCCAAGGCCGTAATGTGATAATATCTCCTGCGCTGCATTTACATAATCTACGGTTCTATATCTAGCTTTACCTATTTTTTCATCAGATCTTTTGAATAGGTTTTTATATCTTTTTACTGCCTTATTATATTCTTCAAGTATATTTGTGGCTTCACGATTTAGCTGGCTATTTATTAACTCTGATCGTTTTGCCTCTATAGCCCCTCGATCATCGCCAGTTCTCATGGCTTTTTCTAAATCTTTTATTGCCCTTTTCTGATTTTGTGCATACTTTACTGGCCGTATATCTTTAATTCTTGTTTTCCTTAAAATACTCTTTGCCACCTGTCTAGCGGCTGCAACCTGCATACGCACTGGCTGCGTTGATTTAGTTAAGAACTTTAATTCAATAGCTAAGAATTTTGCTCTGGCTTTGTTATTTAATGCCTGTTGTACTTTTAATTCTCGCTCTTTAGGATCAGTTAGATCACTAAACTCACTAATCATCCGTTCATCTGTACGTTCTTTTATAACTTCTTTTATTGGGTCTAAGGCTATTAATCCATCAATCATCTCTCCTGCTGTTTCAAAGCCAAACAATTCTGCAACCATTTCTACAGGTAAACCGTTTTTACCAACCATGCCCCATTTACCTGTACCTAACGCTTTTATTTCTGACTTCATATCATGAGATGGTACAAGATTGCGAATGCTCTCTATATCTAACTTATGTGTTCCTGCTGATTTAAACGGATTATCATCTTTATCATTCCATTCCCCTTTCTTCAAGAATCTTTCCAACTTATATAAAGTCTCATTCTCAGCTTTAACAGTTTCTTCTTCCTTTATTCTCTTACGAGTTTCTCTAATCTCTTTGTCTTGTAATTTCTGTAAGGACTTACCTTTAGTATCTAACAATGATATCTCTTTTAAACTACTTTTATTCAAAGTATCGATAGCTTCATCTTTAGCTTTTTCTATTGCATCTCTATATTCTTGCCACGTTGCATCATCCATATTGCTTTGTTCTTGTGTCTCAAACATAGGACGCATTTCATATACTCTTTGTGAATATGTTATTTGGTCTTCACTAGCAACCATGCGATCCATTACAGCCCTAACGTCATCAGTTAAGACAGGAAGATCAGTACCATTTTCGTCTCTATATAATTTATTTAACTCAGTAATTGACCTATATACGTTTCGTACAAAATTACCAAATCTAGTAAACACATCTTGCAACTCAACACTAGGTGCAGCCTTCTCCTCCATTAAATAGACTTCGTAGTTATATGCAAATGCTTCGTGGTGTTTTCTTTTTTCATCAAATGAAAGGTTGCGCCATGCATCTACACTTTCAACTCCCCAGAAATCTAATAACACTTCAAAATCTTTTTGAATATCTGGTGTCGCCTGCCCTGAGAGTACTAAGTCTTCAGTGACAGTTAGCATGAAATGTGCTGTCTCATGGAAGAACGTAGAGATGTCAGCTTCCTTATGTAGAAAAGTAGTTAATGTTTTTGGATCGAACCCACCTCTTGCATCACCTTGATTTTGAACTTCATCTACTTTGTTTATATCAATGGTATTAGCAGGATCCCAGTAAATTCTTACCTGATGAATGCGTTTACCTTTACCAGCTAATTTCCCTCCTTGATGAGTAAAACCACCAAAGCCTTTCTCCTTTAAGAAGTCTTCAAAATCAGGGAAAATTTCAAAAGTTACAGTACTTGCAGTAACTTCATTTGCATTTGCCTGCTCACGAATTTCATCATATAGCTGGGCTAATGTATAATTATCCCCCAACTCATCGTCAGAAAGATAAACGATTTCATTAGCGAACTCGTCATCATAATTTTTTATAAATTCTTTTAAATCATCAGATATAGGCTGGTCGAGATCATAGAACTTAACAGGTTTTTTCTCTGTTACTTTGTAAATAGTAGGTTTTCTGGATTGTTCCCATGCAGCCAAATCTGCTTGATAAGCTTCTTCTGGGTTTTCTTTCCATGTGTAATCACTAAGCTTAGGCTTATCACTCTTTCTATTTTTCTTTTGATATTTACCTGCTGTTACGAGATCGTCTGTTGCATAGAAACCGGGGCCATAAATATTTTGATCAGTACTAAACTCACCACCTTCAAATAGTTCTATCTCAGTAGCACTTCCATGATAAAACTCACCTTTGCCTCTGGTGTCAATTTCAGGAGAAGTGCCATCACCCGATTGCCTAAATACTTCTGGTTGCTGTGAATATTCTCCTACCTTTACTCGAACAGATCCTCCAGGCTTTCCAACTGAGAGTCTGAAATCTCTTCGTCCGTCAGGGAATTCATCATCGAGACTAAGTCGAGAAGGTTCGACCCTGATGGCAACTGCTGTATCGCCATAACCAGTATCTGCGATAGCTCTGGTGGAAACATAGACATCAGGTTCTCCAGCACTTCTGAGTTCACCTGTAGATTCGATTCGACTGGCTGATTTTCTGTCGGTGTGATGGTAGACGGTGACGGTTCCATCTGGGTTGAGGGGGAGTCCTGTGGATTCGTCTGTTTTAATACCAGTCTCTCGTACTCCTCCATCTCCTCCTTCTCCTCGTTTGCGATCTGCTGTTCGCTCAGTTGCCTTACGTTCGAGTACATTAGTAACCTCCTCTAGTGTTGTTTGGATGTCAGCTTCTGCTACTCCTAGCTGTCTAGCTAAATTAACAGAAGCATTAGCGTAATCAGGTGCTTCATCGGCTTCGTAACCCCTGACTAATTCATCTGCATCTAATTTGGCAGAATCATAAAGACGTTTTTCGGGATACCAAAGCAGAGCCTGTAGGTCTGCCATTGTAAGATCTGGCTGCTCCTGTTGCAAGGTGCTCAACACCTGCGTGAAAACATTGGTTATATTTCTTCTCTCTGGTGCTCCGCTAGGTGTCTCTTTTTGACCGTCATTATATTTTGCTAAGGCATTACCACCTTTCCTTATCTCACCCCCAATACTGACCTGTGGATATCTTTTCTGGGGTTTGCCTAGTAGGTCAAGTAAAAATTGTTTTCTTTCTGGCTCTTCTACAACTGTTGCGATTTCATTCATTAACGTCCTATTGCTTTTTTTAGTACTTGCTCTTTGTATGGCAACAGCCGCTCCGTCTAAATCCGATAACCTAATTTTTGTATTTATAATTGCTTCTAATCTCTTTTTGTCTTTTAGAGATAATGCTTTTATTAATTGTTTAAGCTGCCCACGTTTTACTTTTGCTTGTTTTCTGTAATCAATAACTAATGTTCCTGTCATACGACCCCATGTCCGTATCAACCATCTATCCATAGTTAACTGTTCATAATTACCGTATAAATTTGCAAAGAATCCATTACCAATTTTTGGCCCCATTACTGCTGCACCATAGGCCATGTCAGTTTTATTTAACCCACTTACTTCGTCACCTGTATATGTTTCTATTTCTTTAACTGTATGCATAGTCTTCATATATTCTTCTAACTCTGCAAATCCCTTTTCTTTAATTAATCGGTTATACATTTTGAAGTTACGATCAATTGCTTGTGCTGCGTCACCGATACCTATCTCTGTAGGAAACTCACCATTCTCCTTCCAATATTTATATGCCTGTTCTGCTAACTCTAAGTTTTTATCTACCTTAATCATATTAGACGTATTAGCTAACGCATAAACAAACGCAAAATTAGATTCTGGATCAGTAGCTAATTCTGGATGTATCTGGGAAAGTATTGCTTTTGCTTTTGTCAAAGTCGTGTCATACCAACCTATTGCATTGTCATTTTCTGATAACGCATACCTTGCATCTGCCAGTACAGTTTGTACAAGATATTTGTCTCTTTCTACTGTATTTTCAGAAAGATCTACACGAGCTTTTTTGGCCTCATCATTCACACGTTTTTGTATTTCTAATTTAAAATCACGCATCTTTCCAAAAGGTTTGCCCTTTGCAAAGTTAAAAGTTTCAACTAAACTTGCTATTTGATGTACAGCCTGCGGTACTGGCTTGCCTCGCTTTTGTCGGCCTCGTTGTTCAAGTAATTCTTGTTCTTGTTGTTTATATATGTTTGCTATCTCTCTAGACCATGTACCATCATTAGATGGTGACTTAACTGCCGCAGGGTCAAACACTGCCACTTCATCAGCAAAACCAGGTCGCTCATCTTTTAAAATAACTCCGTCATAACCTTCAGCAATTAACCTGTCTTGAAAACCTTTAGCTGCGTTTTCACCACCGAGTCTATTAGCATTTTTTTCTTCGGCCTTTGCATAATATGGATTTTCTAGACGTACATATAACGGCATTACTTGGAGGCTGTCCTTGCCTCCTTTTTTATTCAAGGCATTAGCCTTTGCCCAGTCAGCGGCTTTATCACCATCATTCAGATATACAGCCCTTCCTAGCCAGCCATAATCTTTCCTATTTGGGTGATCTAACTTGAATTCATTAAAGCTATCTTTTGTTCCATGATATAAAACCCTAGGATTACCTTTCTCATCTTTAAATATTGATTTTCCAAACCAATTCTTGAAGGCAGCACTATCAGTTTTAACAGTCCCATCCTGACTAAATAGTTGTTCCTCTGGTGATATTTGTACTTGGTCTGTACCGACAACTCGATAAGGAAATCTCTTTGCAAATTCTGTAGGTAATATCCCTAATTTATTTGCTTGAGTAACTACATAAGCCTGATAAAAACTAGAAATGTATCGAATATCTTTCTTGGTATATGGTTTTGCAAGATGACTCATGCTTGCTCTTACCATGTTCCCAAAATCTTTTTTCACTTTTGCAGCACTATCTTTAAATTCCTTATTCTTACTTTGAGTCTTTGTAAGTATTTCATTTGCTTCCTTTTCTAACTTCTCCTTATTCGCCTCGTAGTATGTATTCTCTTCTCTACTAAAAGAATCTTCTTTATCTAAACGTCTATGTTGTTTTAAAATATTATCAAAATCTGTCCCTACAAGTTTTGCGCTATATTCCCCAATTGGTATTACAACATCTCCTCCTGATATAGTCCCTGATTTCTCTAGTTCTTTTAATTGTTCCGCTACCATTGGCGAAACTTGTTCTACATCTTCTATCGTTATTCCTGCTTGGCGCATTGAATTAGTAAATGCATTGGAATCTACATATATTTCACGAACTCCTTTCTCGTCTCCCATTGTTTGCGTCACGTTCTGGAACTCTTCTTGGCTCCTTTCTTTTAATTTACTTGTGTTAACTTTGTTCTCTAATTCATTAAAGAACGCCTCCTCTTTTTTAGCGTTCTGTGATTTTTTAGCGTCTGATATAAATGTAGGAGCACCAGTTAGACCACCTACTAGAACCATCCCTTGCATGGATCTGTAAAAGGTCATTGCTAATTCAGCCGCAACACCTCTTATTCCTTCCAGAGTTGTAAATCGGGAATTGATATCTTCTCGATCATCGTATAAGACTGCTATTTCACGGCCTAGAATCTGAGAAAGTGTTTGCGCTGCTTCTGTCAGACTCTCCTGAGTACTACCTTTAGCCCAAGTTGTAAGGTATTGCGTTAACGCAGCTTTACCACTTGGTTTTGCTAACTGTTTAACAACTTGCTTTGTTGTTTGTTGTGCTAAGTATTTCCTCAGAGGTGCAGTAAAAAGACTTGCACCCCAGAGTTCCAGTGCCATGCTGGTTAGACCTACACCAATAGCTATATTCCTGCTAAGGGTTGGATCAAAGTTTTCTGCTCGCAACTCAAGGTATGTATTGCCACCTTCAATAGAGAAGGAGTCAGCCGCCAAAGACGACATAAAACCAAGAATAAAGCCACCTTTAGCCGTGATAAGGGAACCTGGGCCTGTCCACGAACCTGCTGCTGCACCAGTAGCTGCACCTGCTCCACCAGCCACAAATGCTCTTGGTAACGTCTTGGAGTATTGCCCAAAGATCGAAAAACCTTCTTCAAAGATCCCAGTTCCATCTGCCTCGAAAGCCGCTAACCTTTCATCTATTTCTGCTAATTCGTCATCTAATGCTTCGTCAGTATTGCCCCACAAGAATTTCTCTGTACCGATATGACCTCTTCTTACTTGCAATCTACCTTTAGCCCAGCCTTGTGAGATATTTTCTGGAATACTTTTAAAGTCATCAAATAGTTTTTCTAGCCCCTGTAAATTATCAATATTGTCATAGGCTAAAGCAGCAAATGTAGGGTCAGTTAATTGCCTATGAAGGATAGGGCTATATTTCGCTAATTCTAAAGATTCAATTCTATCCCTCCTCTTTTTTTCTCTCATTAGCTTTATCGCTTCATCGCTATCTAAAGCAAAATTTCTATCAAGACCTAATTCATTTGCTAAGTGCAACCCTTCCCCAACCATGTCAGGGTCTTTTTCCATTACTAGTTGTAATGATCTTTTGACCTGATTATTTATGCTTCTTTCTTCTTCTTTAAAAAATTCTTGATATACATTGAACCCAGGCGTTTCATTTTCTGAAGTGAAAACATCCTTACCAAGGTTTTGGCTAGGAGCCTTTTCGAGGGTATTTTCTTCTAAATACTGGGCGTAAATATTAGTCATTGCAGAGAAGAAGTCGAAGATAATTGTTCCTGTTCTGAATTATATTTCTTCCAATCGTTGTCATTATCTATCTTTAACCTTCCTTTAGCTAACCATATTTGAGCAACACGTCTTGCAGTTGGTACTTCACCTGCAGCTATAATTTCAGCAACTATTTTTTGTCTTAGGAACTGATTGATATCGCTATGCATAACTGTTACACCGCCTATTTTTACATAAGCCCTCTCTAAATCTTCTTTAGCTGCACTAACAGGAATTGAGTAATCACCCCAATCCCCCGGAACGCCGCCTCTAACCATTACTGTATTACCTAGAACTTGATTTAATAATGCCTGTTTTCTTTCACGAGTTATTTTACCTCCTGTCCTCGTTTGTTCTTCATCAATTAGCTGTTTCCACCTTTGTTTTATTTGTAGATAATCATCTTCAGCTTGCTCATCCTCTTGGTTTCTTATTCTGTCAAACTTAAAGGTCTTTAAACTCAAATCAAGCATATCCTCTTCAACAGTTACTGCTAAAACCGAGCCTGGATCTGCCTTCAAAGTATCCGCATATTGTTTTAATTCTAGGTATTTTGTCGCTGATAATTTAGGTCTATGTACATTTAGGTTATTAATTAATTCGTTTGGATTTTTTTCTAACTTTACAAGTGTTCCTTTATCTGATTCTTCTGGTGGGCCGTTCCTCAATATCTCCTGATCTTCTTTTGTAAAATCATTAATATCAATACCATGAGCTGCTAAGTTTTTCCATCCACCAGGTTCAGCGAGTGCTATATCTTTTGCCTTTTCAAAGGCTTGATTATAAACTGCTTCTCTTCCAGCTTTGATCTTATTATATTCGATTTCTAAATCCTTAGTTGCAGTTGCTAATTCTTTCGGATCTGTAATCGTAGCTTTTAATTTTGCTTTTAATACTGGTAGTGGTTGTAGACCCGTTACTTCATCTAGTTCTATTGTTGACTCTTCAGAACTAAAATTATAATCAATGTTATTTGTGATGATGTTTAAATCGTTAGCAATCTTCTCTACATATTTAGGGTCGTTTGCTTTTGCCTCTTCTAATGCAGCTTCTAACTTAGCTATTTTCTCTGCCTTTCTTTTTTGAAAGGATCTGCCTGTACCCTTTTGGCTTCGTGCCTCTTTAAGTTGGTTTGTAATTTTTACTATTTCTGGTTTGTATTTTTTTTCACATGCTTCAATAATTAATTCGTTATACTTCTCGATTATCTTTCCATTAATTCCATTGGCATATTTCCGATTATTTTTATATCTTTCTTCGGAATATTCTATGCTTGATTTTGCTTTTGTATATAACGAATCAGCCTTCTCAACACCTAACTTTTGTATAGCAAATAAGTGAGTTGTTCGATGTTGTGGTAATAGTTTTAATTTAGAATCAGGTTGATAAAACTTTGAAGTGCTTCTTCTTTGGTCTAATGAGTTTATATTTTCACTTTGTGTTTTCCCCGTAGTATTAACTTCATTTGAATTCTCGCCATCATGAACAGAACCTCCGTTACCGTTATCAACGGCGTAATTGCTGCTTAAACACATTAATGCATCTGCTGAACTTAGATAACTACCATCATTTTGATTTCCGTTATTAGAGATAATTGACATTGCACATTTGCTATGACCCTCCTCTATTTGTATCTTTGTAAGGTCTTTTGATATCTCATTAAGATCTTTACTTTCACCATTGGGATTAAGCGACTCTACAAACCTTCTAGCACCTTCTGTGTCTCCACTTTCTCTTAGAGCCTTAACTACGTTTTTTAATATATCCATATTGTACTCATTTACTTTTGCATAATATTGTTCACTGATTCCTACCTTTTTACCGTTTATTTCTTTTTCAGGGTCAAGATTCCAACCTTCTTGTTCTGCTAATTCCTGTATTCGTGCAAGACCTATTGCATAATTTTTCCTAAATTCACCATTTGGATTATTCCAACTTTTAAAATGTGTTTTCGCATCCGCCTTACTAGCCTCAATCTCTTTTAATGTTTCATCTTTAAGGTACTTACTTCCTTGTGTAAAGGTATGTTCAGTCCAGTCATTAATAGCAGAACTCGTATAAACTCTTGCTTTATCCTTAAATACACTTCTAACAGTAGCATTATCAGCTTGCTTTAAATGAGATTCATATATCCCTTTTAGGTCATCTTGATATTTCTCAAATATTGGTACTTGTTTACCATTAAGTTCTACTGTTCCTACAGCATTAGCACCTTTTAAATTGGTAAATTCAGTTGTAAGTCTTTGTGTCTCCGCATAATAATCATTAGCAAGTCTTTTACCTTTAGCATCATTTAAGTCATTATCTATCTTGAGCACAGTTGAGGCAATCTCTTTCTGCGCTTGGCTCAGTCTATTTATGTCACGAGTGACAACATCCTCCATTGGTCTGACACCTGGACCAGACCTAATATTGCCTGCACTGCCTGCGGATAGCTGTTCTTGCGGTAAAGGTACTTGCATCACTATCCCTCCCAGAATGATTTAGGTAGGCTACTAATAAGATTATTTGTACCTGTTAACAAGGTACTACTCATATTCATCCACGGACTAATGTTAGATGCAGTAGCAAATGCATTGCTTGCACTAAGTCCATATTGATCTGCTGCTATTTCGTCACTAACGGCTGATAATCGTGTATCTGATACTGCCTTTGCCCTATTAGATCTCATCGTAGCCCTATCTATCTCAAAACCTAGCTCATCACTGACAGCTACATTTAAGTTACTACCTACACCTCTTACACCACCTCTAGCAGCAAGTAATACGTTTCTTTTTCCTTTGGTCCGACCCTGGTCTAGTGTCCTCACTTGAAATCGCTGATTATGTACTTTACCTAAATGCCATGCCTGGGTTTCTTTCAATGACGCATTAAAAAGAGCCATCTCTTTCTGATGCTCATACTGCAACGCCATGCTCTCGGTCTGATATTTCGCTGTCTCCGATGCGAAGTATGCGCCAATAAGACCAGTAGCTATGCCACCAATTTGGCCAATAACGCCAGCCTTACCTACCTTGCTTAGACCGCTCCAACCAGTACCTGATGCCATAAGCTCAACACCTTCCTATCTTTTTAAGTGTACATACATGATATCTGTTCACGGTTACACTATCCACCCATTGCTACTTCTAATGTCAGACCTACAACAGTTAATGGTAATGGGTCTGTTTGACGTACAAATAACTGACCATTATCTTGCCATGTAGGTGTAAGCATAATTTTTATCTCTTGTGTTTTTAAATTCGGTGGCGTTCCATATGGTTCCACTGTACGTTGTTTTGCCTCTACTAATTTATCCGCACTAGGGCCAGCAAAAATACCAGAACTTTCTAAAACTCTTAACCATACATGGTTCAAATTCTTGACTCGACCCTGACCTAGGGCTTCTACTTGTAATGCCATAGGTAAAGTATTCAAATCACTTTCATAAGGCAACCCTAAATGAACAACACTAGCTGCACGTTCTAAGGTAATAGAACCGCTGGATACCGTTCTTTCTGGATGTACAGCACCATCAGCCAAAATATTTAATGCCTTACCTTCCAGCCAGCTAATACCTGATATCACATTTCTTGCTACTTCATAAGTTGTTATTGCTGTATTACGCAAACTAGCTGGTAAGTCTTTATCTAATTTTGCAGTTGCTACCGTTTGACTTGATGTGGCTTGGATAGTAAGGCGATAAAGAGTAGTTCCATCAACTAAAACTATTGCATCGTCTTTATCATCAACACTAGGAGGTGCATTAAATAAATTGTAGTTTGTGGTGACTGTAACGGTTTCTCCTTTCGTATAGTTCGTACCGCCAGATACAGTAACGGTTCTGGAATTATCGGTATTCGTACCATCATATGTTGCGCCTGAGTCAACAAAGAAATTATCACGTTGGGTTGCAAACAACCTTGTACCCATACGCTCTATATATCTAACACTATTACCATTAACAGTTCTTTTGATAACGCAATAAGTAACGTCATCATTTCCTTCAGATACGCAAGCTACGCTTTCAAACGTGCCGTCTGTATCATGTTGATGCCATGCTCCTATTTGTTGTTCTGGAACATATGTAAGACCTAATAATTTACCGTTACTACTTACTGTCCATACAATAGGTATTGGAGATTTTGATAAACCCATATCTACTATTGTAAAATTATCAAATAAATGTGGCGCACGAAGAGATAAATCACCTGTTATAAATCCATTAGCTTGCCAGTTATAGCCTAATTCTCTGACATGACCGCCACGAGCAGCACCATATACCAAGCTATTATTTACAATTACAGGCTGTGCATTGTTAGCACCTACATATGATTGTGGTTTTACCGATATAGATGTTGGGGTTATCGCATCACTATTAACAGAAGTTACTCGCCACTCTGCCGATCCTGTAAGTAACAGCAATTGTGTTAACGGTACAATATGTCTGATAGTGTTTGCTTCACGAGCAGCAACCCTGAATTCAATTCTGTCATCATCTCTTATAGGTAAGCCAAATGACATATTGCTTTCAGTGCCAGACTTAGTCATCCATATGTCTTGTGGTGAATTATTTGTACCTGCAAAAACCCTACGTTGTTCAAAATAAGAAACAGCACCTGGATAATTATTCGCACCTTGAAAATCATTTTCATGAATTGGTGGTGTCCTAGAAAAATCAGGCATAATATTATCGTCTACAATTGTCGTAGTCGTTGTTTCACCTATATAGCCAAATATTCCACCTTGATCTTTATATACTCTGTACCTAGAAGCACCAGTGACTGCGTTCCATGTAATAGTGTTTTTAGCTCCAGTAACAAATATATTATTACTTCCAGTTGCTGTACTTGATTGATTGCTTTCATCTAATAAATTTGCCTTCACAGCCGTTACAACATAGTTATGGTCTTGATAAGTATCAGAGTTTGTAGAAGATGATGAAGGTATATAAGTACTAACGGAAACGCCTGTAGGAGCAGCTAAAGGAGTACCAAAATCAATTGTCAATAATTCCCATTTCGTAGCCCCAAGTCTTCTTAGTTCTCTAGGAGCATGATTAGGATGCACAAACGTCAACACATCAGCAGATTGCACATAATGCACATCAAACAATTCTGCTTCTAAATATGGACTGGGTACTTCATATGTAAAATTTGCTGGCAGTGGATACCAATTAGTTGCATTTGGTGGCTGGATATTTGTATGGGCTGTCTTTGCGTAGTAATTCGTGCCACCTTGTGATGCTATATCACCAACCGTGTAGTTAGTGCTGTTACTCCATGCCGAACCTGCGCTATAAAGTAACGTCTGACCTTGCGTATGAAATCTAAAATATTGGTCACCCATCTCGATGACCATTGTTTGAGTTGTATTGAACGTGAAAGATATTACCCTTGTCGCTTTAGTACTATCTTTAACTTCGTTTACATATGCGAAACCAGGTCTGTTCTGTGCTGGCCCTTGTGGTTTGGCGATGAAATTACGCATCGTTGCCGCACCTTGTTGGAATTTATTGTCAGCAATTCGTCCAAACATTTCTGGTGATATCTCTCCTCCAGAAAATGACTGCTTGAAGGTGCGTGTAGTTGGCATTGCTTATCTCCCAGAAGTCCAAGGGACTATATGCTCAACGGTAATATCTCTTTGTAGATTGTCTGATTGTTTTGCCTGTATTAAATAGCCTGCCATCGTTTGTGTACATCGTTTTGCTTCTGCTGCTCCCTGATCTCCCTTAATCACAGGACCAGCCAGCATAGATGCCAAATGCCACGATAAAGTAATAACAAATAAAGGAGAGAACAACGAAGGGTCAGTTACATATGCTTGGTATCTCAACATTGCATTCTCTTGATTCGTATATATAAATGCTCCTTCTAGTGCAAATTGCTGTGGCGTATATTGTCCAGCTACAATTGTTGGTGCGAAATTAGCCGTTAAGTTACCAGGCGTATCGCCAGCAGTCATTCTTGTAGCGTAATCATTTTCAGAACTTGGAGATATGATCGCAATAGCAGACATCATGTCAGCAGGTGCTGCATAGGCATAGTCCCATTGCTCAAGGCTATTAGTTGTAAGTGCTAAGTTCCCTCGCTTAGATGCAAAGTTCCATGCATGCAATTCAAGCAGAGTGTTCCTTGCTATCGGATAGAAACGTGCGGCTTTTTCTGCCTGCGCTGATCCTTCCGGTGGGGATAGCGAAGCAATTGTTGCATCATCACCCAAGTGTGCTAGGGCAAGATTACAGATGTCTACTTCAGTTGCCATAGGATCTCCTAAAAAAAAGGGAGGTTAGCAGTATTACTACTAGCCTCCTATAAATCAATAAGAAGACCAATGCCTACTTCTTCGCTTCTTCAAGTTGAGCGATAAGAGTTTCTCTGGTTTTGTTCTTATTTAGTTCAACACCAATAGAACGACCATATTCTTCAAGCTCTGCTTTAGTCATTGAATCATAATCAACAGACTCAGAAGTTGAATCATTAATTACCTCTTCAATAACCTCCGCAGAAGCCGGAGTACTTGGAGCCTCAGTGCCACTAACTAATTTAATGTGCTTACAAGGCTCTCCGTTGTACTCAAACTCTTCATCAGGATTCCGTAAGCTATTGCCTACGAAACACTTGATTTTAGCTTTATAGATAGGCATTAGTTATTCCTCATTAAGTTACGGTAAAGCCAGAAGCATAGTACTTCTGTCCGTCACCGATAGTTTCTACTACGTCAGCAGTAACTGCACCTGCATTGTAAGTGCCATCTACTGTGTATCTAGCACCTAAATATCTCTGGCCTTTGCCAGCAATATCAGGATTGATGCGTACTACTACGTTCTTACCTGCTGTAAGTGCTGCTGTAAGGATTGCATTGCTGCTGCCAATAACAGTAGGACTAGACAAGTTAGCGTTTGCACTAGAAACAACTTCAAACTTTACGCTCGTACCATTTGCTAATGCAGTGGTAACGCAAAAGTTCATGTATAAAGGAGTACCTTCACCAACATCTCTAGCAACACCTAAATCAATAGTGTCAGTAGAGAAAGCAGTGGTGGTAATCGCTTGATCTTCGCTTACTCGAAGCAGCTTGTCTGTAATCATTTTAAAGCTCCAAAAAGGATGAATAGGTTAACTAACAACAGATTCGGTGTTAAGTAGCGCATCTACTTTTCTTAGAGGAACGCCTAAGAATGTTAGGTAGCTTTGTGCTGATCCAAACTGAGATAAACCATCTTGAATGTTCAAGACTGATTGAGATTTATCTAGCGCAGAAATAGCCATACCTGAGTGAACTGTTCTGTTCATGTAGAAGGCTGCTCTACCCATCGCCATATTAGGAATTCTATACAACGCTCTAGCCATTAACTTGACAAGAGAAGTTGCAGCAGTATTGGCTTGTGTACCAGTAACTCCTAATAGGTCGGAAATGTCGATGTTGCAAATACGAACAACGTATCTCCAGTCTTTAACGACCAAACCGTTCTTCCACTGGTAACGAGTAGCAAAAGCTTGGAGCCTTGTGCCATCGCTGTTGTAGACAGTTTGCTCGCCTAGATCTTCGTGTGTCAAACCTGCTTTAGATCCTTTAGGGAAAGGACAATAAACAGTGTTGTCACCCCAAACAACTAGATAAACAGAAGAGTTGTCAGAACCTGAGCCACCTGCGTTCAAAATGTTGACAGCGTTGTCAGCAGATAGATCGCTATACCTTGGAGCTAGACCAAGAAACTTCTTAGGATCTGTTCCAGGGTTTCCATAGAACAATGTCTCAGCTTGAGTCTGGTTCATTGCTTCCAAGAAAGCAGTGTCCTCAGATAGACGGAACTGTGCAGTGTTGCCATTCAACATTGCTAAGTCTTTGTCTACTTCTGAACGTGCTTCTAGGATTCCGCAAGCCTCATCAATCTGTGCTGTTGTTGACTTGGTTGATGGAATACCTTGGTTTAACGCTCTCCAGTAAACGCCTGGTAAGCCAGTTCTGATAACTACACGCTCGCCAGTAGGTAAATTACCTTCTTTAAAAACGCAATCATCGAGAATTTCGTTGGACTGTGATAACAGTTCTGCAACGATTGGAACTCTACCGTCTGGGTCAGATCTTTTTGCCCAGTCCGCTAGCGTTAAATTTGAGGTTGAAAGGGTAGCCATTTAGTAACTCCTTACTTGTTTTGCTGATTAGAATATAGTGCGTCAGCTATGCCATTAAAGTCTTTGGGAATGCCGCCTTTGGCGTTTGCACCCTGAGAATTACCGACATAACCATCTTCACTAATTGCCTTACCTGCTCGGTACATAAACCGAATTACTTCGGGATGATTTCCCAAGCCAGACTCGGACAGCAGCGACTTAAAAGCATCAGTACCAAACGCATTAAGTGATGACTTAGCAATTTCTAGATTGGCTCCTAGGTTTTCACCACCGAATTCTTCATCCGATTGTGATTCCGTGGCCCAATCAGCTCTTGCTTGTTCAATAACTTTTGCTTGTTTGGCTTGAATGACAGGTGCAACCTTGTCTAATACTTTCTGTGCAGCCTCCTGTGGCAGGTCAAGCTCCTTAGCGACATCACCGAATGCAGTTAAGACTTCGGGGTCGAGTTCATCTGGTGCGTCAGCCACCTTTGCGTTGAACTCGTATTTATCAGGAGCACCTTCTGGTTTCTCCGATTCGCTAGTTTCACTTTCAGCAGAGGACTCATCCGAGTCTTGTTGATCCTGTACAGCTTCGGCTTGCTGCTCTGTTTCAGTAGTCGCTTCAGTTGATTCCTCAGTTGTTGCGTCTACTTGTTGCTGCGTGTCGCCTTCATTTGGTTGGTTGGCTTCCGTCATCAGCGTTTCTGACATTTTTTTGTTCCTTAATCATGGTCGGATATAACTCAGGGCAGAGAGTGTGGATCGAGTTGAGGAGATTCAAACCATAGTTCCTGTTACCTTCGCTAAACGACATTGTCATTGCGTTGGTGTTGAACGATGATCGAAATACACCTGCTTTTTCCAGAAGTCTCCAGACGAATCTGCGACCCCTCTTACTGCTCATGAGCCATTTGATGTCTGACTCTTCATTTTGGCGTTCAATTCTATCCGCTGACTTTTTAGAGTCTTTGGATTTCTGTTGCGCCTTTAAGTCGAGTGGATTGTATTCACTCATGGCCCAATATATCTAGCAAAAACGGAATTACGGTCACACCATGCGGATCTTCGAGAGAGTACCAGAGCAACTCTCTAAACCTGACTGACATGAGCATGTTACCTAGAACATTGAAGGGTACAGTGTTTTATATTTCTGTTCCAGCTCTAGATCTGCTTTGGTTGCTATCCCACTAGACTTCTTTGCCTTTATTAAAGCCATATTTCTTTTTACCGCATTAGGTATTATCTTTTCGGCTCCCATGATTAAACCTCCAATGGTGATGGTGAGTTATACCCACTGAATTGATTCATTATATCTCGCATGTTCTGTGCGTCATTCCTGCCTACCTTAGCCATATTTTCAGCAGCTTGATTTTGCGCTTCTTGTTGTGCCATTGCTTGCTGTGCCGCCGCTCTTTCTTGACGGATCTTCGCTACTGTTTCACCTGCAACTATTAACTTAGGATCTACACCCAGCATATCGGCATAACCATCAGCCCATGCATCAGAATCAAACTTATCAAGGATATCTGGTTTCATCTGTGCAATCATTCCCAAATTATTTACATACCTATCAACACTATTTGTTCCAATAGCACGTTGCGCTTGTGCCAACATAGATACAAATTCAACACTTAGTTCCATCCCTTGCATTTCCTGTGGTGCAGGTGGTATTAAATTAGCTTCAATCATTCTGTTAAACGTATTATCTATCAATGGATCTAGCAACTCATTATGTAATCGCTCTAATACTGGTCCTAACATTAACAATTTCTCTTCATGACGTTCTGCTACTTCAGTTGCGGTCATCCGTGTGTCAGTAGCATTAGCCAACATCAGGAATAAATCAGCATAAAACGAACCATTTATCCTTTGCCTTACGTCTTGGATATCCATTAACAGGTGCTGAAGATTTAGATTCACATTGAATGCAGTCTCAATCTTGCCTTGCTGCCCATCAACAAACGTTACCCCACCAGGAAGACTATCGACATCCCTGTTTTTCATGTAAGCAGGCACTTGCAATGGTGGTTTTGTCTGGTAATCAATGCCTTGCGCCTTGCGTAATTGCTCATGCTGCAATTGTTTGATATCACCTAACGCTTCCATCCCTGGGGAATTGCCGTAAATATCACCACCAGAGATACCCCACCTAGGTATAACGGCAGGAAAATCTTTAAATCCACTTTCCCTTAGTAGCTGCTCACCATCTCCACCCAATTCAAAGTAACAAGACTTATATGCCATGTTCATATTGTCCTTCTTCTTAAAATCACGCTCCCTATCATCACGAGGTTCTATTGCATGAATGATTGTGATCCATGTATCAAGACTACCTCTGTCAAACAGATTTTTAACGGACGTTGAACACTTCTTATATCCAAACTCTCTTACAACTTCGCCTACTGTTTTCTGGAATTCTCTATACAGAGTATTGATTCTACCTTGATAATCTTGTGCTACTGCATATTCACCAACAGTTAAGGGGTAATGGTGAATAGCTGTTCTTGGATCGGGAAGAATAATAGATCCAGCAGTACCAAATGCTCCAAGTTCTTCATAAATACTGTGTAGTGTGCGATATGTATTGGACTTCTGGAATACCAGTTGCATCCGTTGCGTTACATCATTCAACCATAACTTCACAGGTGTGTAGTTGTTTAGTTCTGGATCAGCCGTTCCTAGCCTAAACCAAGGTCTTGCAGGAGATGTAGCACCAGCCATCATGCCTGCACCCAGTGTCCTTAACGCTCTGGTCCCAGTGTTGTCATATATCGAGTTATGTCTTCTAGTTCCTTTATTTCTATCCTGCTCAAAGTAACGTCCATTCCTTGGTAGCAAGTAAGTTGTCACTTCTTGCCAATGTGACCACCATGTTGCCCTCTCGGTTCTTAGGTGGCCCCATCTAGTTAGAAGGTCTGCACGTTTTGTTTTCATTGTTTAAGCACCTAATAAGGTGTTGCCGCCAAGATTTTCTTGAGCTATTTCTACACCTTGATTCCCAGTCAACAGTGTGCCACCTGTGCCTACCTTTGCTGCTTGTGCTTCTTTACTAGAAAGAGCACTTACATCTGCTCTCTTTTGATTTGCTTTGTTCATCGCGATCTCTGACTGTTCTTTAGCTTCTTTTGCTCTCTTTGCTGCATCTGCATTAGCTTGTCTCTGCATTGCTAACTGCTTTTCCTGTTGCTTCTTCTGTTGCTGTCCTTGAAAGTATGAAACACCAGCACTAACAACTGTACTAGCTACAACGGCTGTAATTGCCATGGTTAGATCTCCTTGGAATAAATAACATCTTGTACTCCGTACTTCAATCTTGGCAAGATCTCATTTAAAGGAGTGTCAGGTTTGCAATGCCACAACATGAGTTTGCACCCAAGGGATTTTGCATGGTTTTCTGTAGCTTTCATAAGACGTAAACCGATGCGGCCACCTCTGAATTCCTTTTTGATGAACAAAACGTCATTCTGGCAGTAGTTCAAATCGGCATAGTGCAAATGATGCTGCACGATGTTAATAGAATACCCAATGAATTCATCACCCTGCGTGGCTACGTGAAGGAACAATGCTCCTGATTCCTCAAGCGCATAGTACATCGGCCAATTTGGCTTCAGCTTCATGATCTTTTTGTTGCGAGCTATTTCTTGGTAGTGCTCTTCAAACAAATGATCTGTGTAGCCTTCGATGTCAGCTAACGTGCAGAGTTTGATCTCCGGTTTGGATACTCTACTTTCATCAAGAGTACATGCATCGCTTGCTGTTACGGTCACACTGGGCATAAAGGATATTCAGTAACACAATCAAATATTATATGTACTCTATCAGTCATGCCAACATTGTCTGCTGTATGTAGTTTCTTATGATTAAACCACCAGACCTCTCCTTCCTCAAACTTTTGCTCTTGATCGCCACAAGTTTGACGACACCATCTATTAGATTTGAGTACTAAATGAAACCGAGAGTAATGATCTGCATACGTTCCTTGGTCATTATGTTTAGTCACATGGCCGCTAGGTTTTAAATTAACAATAAGAAGTCTGCCCATATCTTTCACTCCTAATTTCTCTAATATTGGACGCATCAATGGTACTAGTGCAGGCTTTAAATATTCCATGCAGGGATAATCGTAGGAGCCTGTGTCCCACAAGACGTAGTAAAGAGTCATCTTCAATGGACCTCTCACATATATCGATTCAGTGTCTTTATGTGGTGAGTTAGTACACTTTTGCCTCGCATCAATCTCCTTCCACAACTCAGGTTTGGCATCTAATAGTTTGAGCAATGGCTCTACATCTAGCCCTTCTGCTATGCGGATAAAATTAGACTCTTGTGTATGGGTCATATTCCTCCCTCTTCGTGGCTTCGTTACGCCTCTTGATATAGATATCCTCTGGAATCTTCTTGGCTACTGGCAACGCAAAGGTTAGTGCTAATGCATCAGCTAAATCTGGCGATCCTGCACCCTGCAATCTCTTCTTGATCTGGTCCTTGCTTTCCAATACTCGCCTACCAACATTGTCGTACCAATAGATCGGTGTCGCTAGTTCTTGCTTGAGTGCGGTGTTATTTGGGATTGCTCCACCTTCTTCTATCCATTGCTTCATTAACCACCACATCTCGGTTCTACGGTTGGTGTATAGCTCTGGCTTGGTTGCCTTGCCACCGAATGGTATCTCGATGATGTCGTAGCTCAATTGCCTGAGCCTGTCGATCACTCCCGATCCTGCACCAGCATCACAGAACACAGCATCAGGATCATATTCCTCGATCAGGTTGGCCACTCTGGACGCCAATTCCATGTTGTCGATCCCTCTATAAATAATTGGATTGAATCCTTGCCTTCCTCTCCTTCTGAACACGACAGATCGATCATCACCAAATCTTGCAGGGTCAATCCCAAATATTAGAGGAGCAAGGCTTACGTCTGTCTTCTGATATACACGTTTAGCTGCTTCCTCTGTGTCTGCTAATGCAATAAGTTGGTCGTCACCTGCTGCACTGAAGTCACATAGATATTCCCTTGCAAAACTGGTCTCACTCATGTCTCGCTTGAGACGCTCAACTTCTTGGGGGAATATCGATTGTGTGTCGTAAACTGTGTATCTAGCCGCCGTCCAACTGTCTTCTTCTAGCCCCTTATAATACAACTCAGAGAATAAATTAATACCACTCGGTGTGCCTATGAAAATAGCCCAGCCTAGACGGTCGCTCAACGCAGGCTGGCATACATCATCCCAAAGCTCAGGCTTGATCTGGGCCACCTCGTCTATTACGCACCCATCGAGCCGCAAACCTCGGAGCGCATCCGCGTTATCGCCCCCAAATAAGCGAATGATCGCTCCATTATGTTTAAACTTCACGCTCAGTTCGCCTTCATTTATATCAATCAATGATGTCCTTCTTAGTGGTTCCAACTTTTCCTTGAGCCGTGCCCATGCAATAGCTTTTGCTTGCCGAAGGAACGGGGCCACATAAACGAACATGCCCAGCTCTTTCTCTGTCTTCATCGCTTTATCCACAAGTTCCATAATGGCCAATTCAGTTTTGCCAGAGCGTCTGTGAAGCGCAAAAACGGAAAAGCGTTCTTTCTTTAAATGGCACTCCTTTTGCCAATTACGTGGAACATAATTCAGAGCAATATTTGGTATCAATTGAAATCCTCTTCATATGTTGATAGTGGTAATCGGTCAAGCCATGCCTCCAGCTCAACATCCGTAATCTCATACCTCAACCACTTGTCTACAAAGTGCTCTGCAATGTCCTGTTCGAGTTGTAAATCTCTCACTGTGGAACCCCTGTGGTCACTGTCACTGATACACCACCTGAATGATCCACGTTCGTCTTATCACTCCATTTCTGTGGGAACCATTTTGCGAGGAGCTTTAGCCTTATTTCCGCTCGGTTCTTAGTCCACTGAACATGAGCGGGATCGATCCTTGGGTTGTCTCCTCCAGTTTGTACAGGTGTTTCATCTACCATTTCTAAAATAGAATCCGCTATCCAATCAGCCCCCATCTCGCGCGCGCGTGTGAAGCGTTCAGTTAATTCTTCAGATTTATTGAGCCAGTTATAAATAGTGGAGTAAGCAGGTTTGCCTTTTTGTCTGCAATAAGAGCGCAAAGTATTGCCAGAAGAAATCCAGAATAAAACTTCTTCCATGATTTCAGGATCAGGCTTTGCTATGGGCCTACCTGGTTTGGATTGTTTTGTAGCGGGTTGCATAGGAGACACGCTTTTCGTAACGACAGATTTGGGCCACGTAGCCTCGTGATATATGAAACATGAGGCTTAAACAACCGTATCCAATACCCCATTCTTCGTGTAGTTCTCGAAGAGCATCAACAACTACTGGGGTAATTTTAGGGTTGTGGTTTGGGTGGTCTTGAGCGACCCGATAACCTTGGTCATTAACACCAACAACAATTGATTTAGGTACTGCTGTTAGTGTCATTTAGGGGAAGTAAATTATTAAAAGAATAAATCATGAACTAAAAGCTAGCAATCCCTTCCAAAGATTAACTCGTGCGCTGAAATATTGATGTTGTTGTCCCAGGCTGTTTCTAAAACTTTCTTTTGTATGTTGGTAGGAACTAGTCCATCACCTTTTTGCCAGCGACTCACTGAAGCTGCATCTCGATGAACTGCACGAGCTAGGGGACGAACCCCACCGAACTCTTTGATTAATATTTGAACAGGAGTTTCCATGTATGCATGATGCCATAAATGCAACAAGAAGTAAATACGTTAAGAAATATTTCAGTCTAGGGTCTTTCTGTTTACTACTGTTGTTGTTCTTGCAACACTACTCATATGGACGCAAGTTCATTTCTTTATCACGGAGTTTTCCTGATGACATGCATTACAGCAAGGAACACCAAGCAAGAGATCATAGATGAAGCAGTTCCGCTCATCGAAGATCAAGCAAAACAAATTCAAGATCTAACCGAGAAATTGAATTCAGCTTTTATTCTTCTTGGATTCACTGCCGCAATAGCAGCATTAAGCGCACGAGTTGCAACACTATTTGCATAACCGTTAGGGGGTTTAACAGCCCCCTTTTCGCTTGTCTGGGATACTCACCTATTAAATTAATTCAATTTTTAAAATGACTTTATTCGCTCTTACTGGTTCTAACTCTCTTTCATCAACTGGCAGTTGGTCAGAAGCTGAAGTGATAGAACTAGATAAAAAATTATTTGATAGCTTAAAACCTAATCAAATTATTTTTATTCATTATCAATCTGTATACAGTGGGGAAACTGTAAGAAAAGTAAAAGTAGGAAGGCGCACACATTCAAAAAAATACAATCAAAACAAAATAAAATTAGAGCCAGTAATAGACGCACCAACACCAAAGACGGTTAAACCTTGCCCATATTATCTATATGAGAGACAAGGAAGAGTAGATGCTGCCCATGGAGATTCAGCAATAGTTATTACTAGGGTTAGAAAATGAAAGCTCTAACAATCATCCTTGCAGTCGGGGCAATTTTCTATTTTGCCCTTGACTCAACTCTTAAAGATATGACCCGTCATGATTGCGAGGTCCACCAGATCCAACTAGCTTGTGAGGATCTGAAAAAATAATTTCCTTGCATTATGTTGGATTATATGCAACACTAATAAAAGGTTGAATCCCTAACAAGTTTTTACTTACTACATTCACATGAAACTCAAAAAAACAAGAAAGGTAAGAAATTGCCATTCATGTAAATCTCAAATTCTAAAAGGAGATTTATACGGACAAAAAAGCATTGCTTTAGGTTCCAAAGAAAACGGTCAATCTGAAACTTTCGATGGTATGGCTGTCGTAGTTCATCAAATGAGAGTTCCAGTAAGCCTATGCCAAGAGTGCATGGAGGTCAGCAGATGACCGACCAAGAAAAACACTACACCCTCAAGACAGCTATTCGTCATGGAGGGTTTTTCTATAGGAAGCTTGCAGAAGCTGCTTTAGCCGCTGACGCTGACAACAAAGCCTTGATCTTTAAAACTTGGCCCACCCTTGTCCTTCACTATGGCCCTAGTTCAACTCTATACATGGGAGAAGAATAATGTCTGACTACTACGAGACATCCCTCAGACAATACGAGGAAGAACAGGACCGACTCTATCTAGAGGAATACCAAAGGCAACAAAACCCAAAGGTTAGCTGGTTTATCATCACTCCTGACTGGGAAGAATGGGCTGATTCAGAAGAAGAAAAGAATGAACTAATCAAAGCTGCTAAGGATGATGGCCTCCGCTATTCATGCACACAGCATATTGAAGGGGAAAAATATTAATGAGAAAACATACAATCACCGTCTACACATATGACGAGTACTCGCTTTATCACACTCTTAACGACGTAAGAGCTGATATAGACAGCACGGTTTTCAATAGAGACAACATCAGGAAGCGAAAGTTCTCTGGAAAATGGGAATCAGTACGGCCTAACGGGTCTTATGAAACCGTCGCTAGATGGGAATCCAATGTGGTTCCCAATTCAGAATTTATCAAATTTCAAAAGGAGAACTAAACAATGACCACAGTTTCAATTCCAATAACTGACACACAAAGTTGGTTGGAAAACAGATTGCTTGACGTTACTTCAACTGAAGTTTCAGCACTGTATGACCTGTCCCCATATCAAACAGAGTTTGAGCTTTATCACCAAAAAAAAGATAAACATGTTGTTCGTATTGACGACAACGAGCGGATGCGGTGGGGGAGAACCTTGGAATCAGCCATAGCACGTGGTGCAGCAGACACTATGGGCTGGGAGATATCAAAGTTTGATGATTATCTTTCTAATTCTGAAACCAGGATGGGCAGCTCTTTTGACTTCAAAATAAATAAGTCGAACAAATTTGATCAGCCTGAAGAAGGAGTAGGTCTGCTTGAAATAAAAAATGTCGATGGAGCTGCATATAAGAGGCACTGGAAAGACGATGGAAATGGCAACATTGAAGCCCCAAACCATATTGAAATTCAACTGCAACACCAGTTAGAAGTTAGCCAACTGAAGTGGGGTTGCATAGTTGCATTAGTCGGTGGCAATACGCAAAAAATTATTTTTAGAAAAAGGGACCATGATATTGGCGAAGACCTAACAAAAAAAGTTAAAGCGTTTTGGGAGAAAGTTAAAGCAGGTACACCACCGAGTATTGATTACCTAAAAGATGCAGAGTACATGATCAAAACTTTGCATAACCAAGCAGATACAGGAGTAATTCTTGAGGCTGATGAAGATCTAGATAAGTTGATAGATGAGTACAACCAGATCAGCAGAGAGGCACATTCACTTGGCAAGACAAAAGAAAGTATCAAGGCACAGATTTTGGAACGTAGTCAGAAAGCATCAAAGATCATCTCTAAGTACGGCACAATCTCCTGTGGCATGAGTAAAGAGAGTAAAGGCAAACTTATTACCAAAGACATGGTTGGTACATACCAGAGTCCGAGAAAGGGCTACAGAATGTTCCGCTTCACAAGTACACCTTCATCTAATTAAAAAAATGACTTCTTCAATCACTCCTATGGAATCAATGAGAGGTACTCTCACTTCAATGTCAACAGAATTTGAAGCAGCGTTACCACCACAGATAAGCGTAGACAAATTTATTAGAACAACGCTAACAGCAGTTCAAATGAATCCTGATCTATTGCAAGCAGATAGAAAGACTTTGCTTGGGACATGCATGAAAGCAGCCCAAGATGGATTAATGCTAGATGGCCGCGAAGCGGCTCCGGTTATTTTTGGTGGCAAAGCAGGAAAGACGGTTGCTTACATGCCAATGGTTGGTGGCATCCTCAAAAAGATCCGTAACTCTGGCGAGCTGGCAAGTATTTCTGCACAAGTTGCCTATAGCAATGACATGTTTGATTACCAGCTAGGTGACGATGAACAGATTATTCATAAACCACTTCTTGGTGGTGATAGAGGAACACCTGTTGCTGTTTACTGCATAGCAAAAACAAAAGACGGTGCTATCTATCGGGAAGTTATGTCCTTAGATGATGTAGAGAAAGTCCGCAGGTCTTCAAGAGCAGGTAACTTCGGCCCATGGAAAGATTGGTGGGATGAGATGGCAAAGAAAACAGTTATCAGAAGAATTTCAAAACGCTTACCATCAAGTGCTGATGTTGATGCAGTAATGCAGGCAGACTTGGAAGCTTCTGGATTTGAAAAGAACCAACCTGTGAACATCACCCCAACTGAGCAAACAAAACCAGGTTCAAGATTAAGAGAAGCAATTGGTCTAGATCAAGAAGATGCAGAGAAAGCAGGCAAAAATGTGCGGGATCAGTTGGCACATGACAAAGAGGAGTAATGCATTTTTATTCCTTCAACATTGGCGATTACATCAGCCACACAAAACACTTATCTGATATGGAGGATCTGGCATACCGTAGGTTACTAGACCTCTACTATCTTCATGAACGTCCGTTGAGCGAAGATGTAACACTCGTTGCACGTAAAATTAATATGAAGGGCAATGAACCAGAAGTACAAATTGTCTTGGAGGAATTCTTCACTCTTGAAGTTGGTAAAGGATGGATCAATCCGAGAGCTGACGAAGAGATAGGGAAGTATAAATCCAAAGTACTATCCGCATCTAGAGCGGGGAGAGCCTCTGCTCTAGCTAGATCAAACGCTAGTTCAACAACCGTTCAACTAAACAAGAAACAAGAAACATTAAACAAGAAACAAGAAACAATTAATAAGACGCTAAAGCGTCCTCGTACTGTTTCTAAAAAAACTTGGGATGATTTCTTAAAACACAGGAGGAACGTGAAAGCACCCTTAACAGAAACTGCTTTGAAAGGAATTACTTCTGAAGCAAAGAAAGCCTCCGTCACCCTGGAAGAAGCTTTGACCATGTGTCAGGTTCGAGGATGGCGTGGCTTTAAATCCGATTGGGTAGCGAAAGAAAAAAAATCTTTTGCTGCCACTAATTACGGAGAGGGGGTACAAGAAATATGACTTTAAATAAACATAGTATTTTCAATGATGGGAAACGGCCAACAGAAGAACGAGAATGTTCTGACCATGGTGCGTATACCGCAACAAACTTTCTTGGAGAGCATTGGACAGAATGCCCCAAGTGCTTAGAAATACTTAAAGCAAAGCAGGAAGAAGAGAGTCTTCAGCAAGCGAAGGAAGCCGAATTAGAACGTGAGCAACTCAGATGGAAAGCAAAGATAAATGGAGCTGCTATCCCAGAACGGTTTAGAGATAGAACGCTAGAGACTTACATAGCAAAAACATCTGGTCAAAAGAAAGCATTAGATTTTTCAAAGGAGTATGCAGAGAACTTCGACCAAGTTATGAAGGAAGGACGTTGTGCAATCTTTGTTGGCAAGCCCGGAACAGGGAAGACTCACTTGGCAATAGGCATTGCGTTAGAAATTATTAAACAGAAACGGTCCCCAGTATTTGTTACCGTGCAACGTCTGATCAGAAGAGTGAAGGACAGTTGGTCTAATCAGAACGAAACAGAAAGCGAAATAGTTAATGTATTTGCATCACCAGATTTGCTAATACTGGATGAAGTGGGTGTGCAGTTTGGGTCGGATTTTGAAAAACAAATTCTATTTGATGTACTGAATGAACGCTATGAGAAATTGAAGCCATCAATCTTATTATCCAATATCCCAGGAGATCAACTAGCAGACTACCTTGGTGAACGTGTGACCGATAGGTTGCGTGAGAACGGAGGCAAGATGATAGGTTTTGATTGGGATAGTTACAGGAGGAATTAATGACACTTACCGCTAACGAAATTATCCGCATCATGAAGATCGCTCGTTATAAAGCCTATCGGGAAAAGATGGGTTTTAAAAATGAGCCTTGGAATAAATATTTAAAATCTATTGACGAAGAAATGAAAGACACAGAAAAGGAGGATGGAAATGAATAAAGAAAAAATTATTCGGATCGTTAATTGCAAACAACAACTTGCAGAGCTAGACAGATACTATTGGTTTGAACATATGCCAGAACACGAATACATAATGAGGTTCGATGCAATAAAAGAACGTCTAAATAAGTTGGAGCAAGAAGATGATTGAATTAGTTTTAGGTTGGCCTCCCACTGAACTTAATCCTAATAGAAGAATGCATTGGACTAAATTAGCACTGGCAAAAAAGAAATATAGAAAAGCTTGTTTTAGTGTTTCAAAAGAACAATTAAAAAAATTCAATACAAACAATATCCCTGAGAAGTTAGTCCTTGAGATGACATTTATTCCACCAGATAGAAGAAGCTATGACCGTGACAATTTAGTAGCAAGAATGAAGGCAGGTATAGATGGGTTGGCAGATGCGCTTAAGATAAACGACAAACGGTTCAATACTGTTATTTCAACAATGGACACTGACTACCTAGGTGGCTTTGTCCGCATACGCATCCTACAGGAGATTCCTTATGGCAAGAAAAGTGAAAAACCTCTCGGTCAAAACACGAGAGTACGTTGACGGTCAAGGTAATAAAAAAGCAAATTGGCAAAACATCGGGGTCGTTATGGAGAATGACCAAGGTAAGCAATTTATGTTGATCGATCGATGGGTAAACCTTGCAGGTCTGCCTGACTTCAGCGGCAAAGAAAATCCATCAGCCGTCATGGTGACGATGTTTGATGTAGATGATTACAAACCAACGCAAAAAGCACCTTCAACCTTCGACAACGAGATGGCGTTTTAAATGACAATCTCAGCTAACCAAACCAAAGTCTTCACTATCAAGGTTATTGATCCTGATCAAGACAAAGAATCTAGCCTTGTCTTTCAACGTGCATCTTCAGCCTCTAGAGCAGTTGAGATAGTGAAAAGGGAGCATCCAGAGTGGAAGTGCCTTGTGATTGATAGTCACGAGTCGAAACCTTGGAGGAGAGATGAACGCTATTGAACGCATTGACTATGCAACCAAAAGAATCAAGGAACTAGAACTCCTCATTAAACACTGGGAGAAAGCCAATGAACAGAAGCAAACAAGGACCAAGTGAGACAGAACAACAGAAGCTAGCTACTCAATTCAGAGAAAGCTACATGTACCCAAGAAAAACTCACCCGTCCAGAAATCACGGCAAATCAGAATGTCCTGTATGTCATGAACATGCTTACGGAATTGTAGAGACTCGTTTTCATAAAGATTCTCAAACCAAAAGAAGGAGGAGGGATTGCTCCCTTTGCCATTACCGAGTAACTACCTATGAAATCACATCAGATCAGTATCAGGAATATTTAAAACTAAAAAAGGGTGGTGCCCCAGAGTGAACAGACCTATGGGTGTTTCACATTACCCTGGAGCACCTCTTTGATTCTAGCCTCTACTTCTTTGGAGGTCTTCCTTTTTGTGTCCCGTAGGTTCCTTTTCCTTTTGGTGCCATGATAGTTTTTTCTAAATATGAAAGAACTTTTTTATTCTGTCAATAGTTTTTTTTTCTTCGTCTAGATCCTTTCTAGCCAGCAGTGTTTCTAGTTCCACTATTCTTTCTAGTACCCCTGCTAGGAATACGTCCTGCTTCATCTGATGTCTGATTAAATGGGTGCAATATCTTTTTACATCATCGTGGTTATCACTTTTTAAAACTTCTCTAACACGCATTTCAACAGATAGTTGTAACTCTATTGGTGGTTCTTCTATCTCGATGTTGAGAAATTTTTGTTTTTCCATACCTATTGAAGGTGTAATGGACTTGGAAATAATTTTTCTTCTAGTACATCAACCGCTCGATCATCCAATGTGTTTGAAGTCTGCTTACAAATCACACGAAGTAAATCTATAATTAACCTCTTGCATCCTGTTGTTGAAAGGAATCGTAAGAGTATCGGCTTAAGTATCTTGTACATGATTTATGCCTTTTTTAAAACATAGCACACGTTATTGGATCTTGCCTTCTATCCTGCTGACCGTTTCTGATAGCTTGTTTAATCTGAAATAGATGTCTCGTATATCTCTTTCTCTACGATTACTTACGTTAGAAATCACCATCACAAGTGCAGTAGCTGCTGCCCCTATTAGTGCTGGCAAGATGTCGTCCATGAATTTATTATAGTTTGAGGTTAATATTGGGCAGTGTTTCTTTTTATTTATGGCAGACCAACAGACCGCCCCTCCTTCTAACAAGATAGAAGAAAAGAAGGAAGAGAAGAAAAAGGGTGTAATGAACAAACTCCAAGAGCTTACACCTGACAAGGACGAACAGATCCAAATCGTAGGTGTAGCAGTGCGTTTGGGAATTGTTGTTTGGAGCGGGTTTATATTGACTCTTGCATATGTGGATCTGCCTGGTTTCCAGAAGCAGAATTTTGATCCTACATTTATTGCTTCGGTATTTACAGGAGCCTTAGCTGGATTTTCAATTAACACAAAAGACAAAAAAGCTAACAATGGAATAACAAAAGAAGATATGCAGAAGATGATGGCTGCTAATCAAGCTGGTGCTGGCGAGCAGATCATCCGTATTCAAACTCCTATTAAAATTCAATCACCAGATGGAGGAGAAATTCAGCAAGTTGTTCAAGCTCCTCCAAAACCTCCTACCCCAGACACAAAAGCATGAAGAAATTACTTTTCCTTTTATTCCTAGCAGCACCTGCTCAGGCAGATATACACCACGCTATAACGACTTCAACTCAGCTCACAGTTAATGCCGCTGCAACACAAGCGCAGAGGATTGGCTCAAGCTTCTCAGCAGCAGGATCGAACATTGACACAACTGATGGAACAACTGCGAACACCGTCTCGGCAGGGACAATTACGAGTGGCATTTATTCGCCTGGAGCGATTGCTGCAACGCAAGATAACCCAGGAGCCGCCTTCTCGTATTCCCAGTCCTATACTCAAGGGGATGCTGTACCTACTTCCGCACCGAGTGTGGGTGCGGTAGGTAATTTCAGTAATGTAACTTCTACCGCTGCTGGAGCAAAAGATACATTAGCGGGTACGATTACTAGCCAAGGTGTTATAACACTAACCGCAGGTGGGGCTGGCACTTCAGCAATTGGTAGTGTAGAGAGTGCTTTAACTATTAAGTGATGAAGCGGCTTTTGCCACTGTTATTACTTATAAGTTCCCCTGCTTATAGTGTTCCCGTAGTCCCTAATTTCACTAGCGGAAGTATGACTTCCACTACGAGAACTACATCTGTAGTGTCGGAATCGATTGTCAGCCACGACTACAATACGGGCCATGAATATACACTTGGGGGTTCAAACTTGACGGTAGGTGGATCAACAATTTCTCCAGATAGTACCAATGTAACAGGAACCATTAATGGAACATCACACACATGGACTGGCTTAGATCTAAACTCAAGGCCAAACGTTACAATTACGAATGGAGGTCAGCCCTTTCAGTTCGTAGAAACGTATCGTGGGCCTGGCCTTTCCAACGTGACCACTATAAATCGGACAACAAATATAGAATCAGTGACAGAAACAACGTCTGTCTTCTCCCAGTAATTGCGTCACTCTTTATAACTTTACCTGCATATTCTCAGACCTCTTCCACTGCTGCGCCCGTGGCGAATTCCTCTGGGAGCGTTACAAATATGGGAATTCAGAACCTTCCAGGTAACAGTGTTACCAACCATTATGGAGGGAATATTATATGTCAAGGACCGATGTTAACTATATCTCCATTCGTCACAGATTCGCATACTTATAGTACACCAAGAGAATATTGGTACGACAACCCAAGCTACAATGACGATGGTACTTTGAGTCACCATGTTGCTACACGTACAGG